TTGGTACTGTCATTGGTTGCCAAGGATATTGTGACATACCTTCCCAACCTGCTTTAGCATGATTCCAAGTAAGTGTCATACCAAATACAAAAACTAAGGCAACAAATATTATAGGTAAATTGTCTAGTATTTTATTTTTCATTTTCTTTAAACTTTCTATGAAACTCCTCTATGGCGGGCTTGAGTAGAGGTAAATAATCCTTTTTATTTTTTACAAAAGTTTGAGTTGCACCTTCTTCGGTTACTATTAATATAACTATTTGGTCAATAGGCTGTCCGTATAATTCTTCGTACATTTCACAATAAGCAGAAGTCTGTATAAAGTAGTTTTCTACCCACTCTTCCTTCTTCTCTTTCGTTGAGGTTTTAAAATCTATTACTGAAAGTTTACCATTAAATTCAGCGATACAATCAACACGACCTGCAACGCCCCACTTGTGACTACATAAAGTTCCTTCTTGTAGTACAATATTATTTATATTATCTAGCTCAGTTTTTAGTATGCTAAAAAGCGCTGTTGGTAAAACATCTTGTTTTGATAACTCTCTATTGTTAAGATAGTCCTCAGTTAATGTGTGTACAGCTGTACCTCTCTTGGCTGCACTTCTCATAATAGTATTTGCAGCTTGTTCACCTACTGACTCACGCCATTTGGTTATACCTTCATTGCCTCTTTCCGATAGCACAGTTGTAATAGATGGATACTTTTTACCATCAGGCAAAACATAAAATCTTTTACCTTTTATAGTCTCGGTTGTAAGTTCAATTGATTTTGAGGGTAAGGGAACATGAGTAAAAGTCTTTACTTCAAAATTCTTTTTAAAATATTCGTGTAATGGATTCATAATATAATTATATCAGATAATTAGCAATTAGTCAAGCTATGTGCTTCTATGCTGTGTGAGCATATCGTTTACTTCATCTTTTGTAAATTGACCGAGAGCTCAGCTAGGTTTGTATTCTTCGTATTGAGTTTTACCTGCGTCATTTCTAAACGCTCTTAAAGTTTGTTTTCTGTTATCAGTAGGACTCTTATATGAGCAATGTATCCAACCGCTATTAGGTTCTTCAGGTTTATGATACTCCAATATTAATTGATCGTAATCTAAATTTTCTACAATCCATTTTGCTAATTCAGCATTCGGTGTGCCAAATATCTCGAAGTCCGCAGCCTGGCCTTTAGCGTGCTGTGAGTTTACAGATGATCCTATCGCAACACATAATTCTTCACTTCTAAACCCACTTGATATTGTTACTGGAGTGGCATAGTGATCTCTAACTGGTTGTAGTATATTCTCACATAATTTTTGTAATGATGTAATCTGATCGTCATTAGGATTATTATTGATACCTTTACGCTCAGCCGTCTGGCTAGCCGTCATTTCTTTTAGGCTAAAATTTTTACTTAGTTTCATTTATTTTCCTCTTGTGATTGCAACAATTTTTTTCAATTGTGACTCTATGACTTCTGCTCTATTTGGCCAGTGAATATAAGCCTCTGGTGATTTAGCAAGTTTAATTAGTAAAGGTATGATTAATTTTTCTAGTGCTTTAAATTTATCTTTCATTTCTACACTAAGATTATCTTTTCTCAAATCGTATTCATCATCCATTTGTTTTTTAGCAATTTCTAATTCTGTTTCGTTTTTAGCGACAACTGTTTCTTTTGTATCGCCTACTAATCTTGTAAGTTTATCTAACTTACTTTCTAATCTGTTTATGATTTCACTAGACACAGCCTTCCCAACACCATCAGCTGTTTGTTTTACAACTTCTTGTGTTTCTTTACTTTGTGTTTGTGATGGTTTACTTGCTACAGAGCTAAAACCCCAATCACCACTAGTGTCAAAATCGTCTAAAAAATCGAAATCTGCCATGTATATATTTATACTTTCTTCCCTTGTCGTTTTCTTCTATGTTTCGCTATTACATTATCAATTTGTGTCTCTTTTACTGATCTTTTCTTATATCTTTTTGCTAGTTCACTTGCTGGGTGTGCTTCAGATATCTTAGCCATTACATCTTTCCAACCACTATCAGTTTTACCATCTACTGTACCTGTGCTAGATACTATGTTTAATTGTGTAGGTGGTAATAATTTGATATGTTTCTTTTTAATAAACTCTTCCATTTCAGAAATAGACATTAAGTCTTCGTATTCTTCTTTTGTTTTTGAATTATAAAATCTATACGTTGGCACTTGCTACTCCTTCTTTAAACCAAACAGGCATTTCAGCAGGTTGTTTCCAAGTAGCAAATCTTTTCTTTTTCATTATATAATATTTTCTGTAACTTGCAACACTATCACCTGGTACTTTACATTCTTCAGGCATTGCTGGTGTTGCGTCTGAACCTATAACATTGATAGGTGAGTTTACTGGTGGTACACTTAATATAACACCTAATTTTTCTACACACATATGATCCTTTGTATGATTATATCTTTTTTTATATTCATTATTTAGTGCCATCATATGTCTATATAACCACATATAATTATATGATGAAGCCATCACCCATTGTGTGCTAGGGTGTTTTAACCAACCTGCTTTATATACTATCTGTTCTAAATTAGAATTTTCTAGTCGCCATCTTTTAATTTTTCTACCATTCTTTGTATAATCAGTCCATTCAATACCATCTAATACTCTTTTAGCAGTACAAAGCATTTGAGCAGATTCTAATATCATTTTAACAACATGTTTATCACAACTCATTTCAGCTGCTTTAACTGGATCTTTATCTAAGTAAAATATATTCATCTATTCTTTTTAGCCCACTCTTTAACTTCTTTTCTCCATCTTTTATAATCTTTATCTAACTTTGCTTCACCTGTTAGATATCTTTTCATATTTTTTAAACATGATATTTTAAAATCAATAATCTTTATTATAACACTTTTAATATACATTGTCAACCTAGTGTATAAGCTTTCTCATAACATAATCTAGCATTTTATATTCTCTTGCTAAATCTATAAGTTTACCAAACCATAGTCCCTTGAAGTCATCACTTTGAGCATTTGCACATGCCTTAGCAAGATTGTCAAGTTTTTTATACTTTGTTTTTATATCATCTAACTTCATATTCACTCCTTATTTTTGTTAAGATACTTTTTATTTTTGAGAAGTAATGTTTATCAGCAGCATAAGCGTCAAGCGTTTCTACTAATATGTAAGGATCATCAATACCATTTTCTCTCAATTCTCTATATTTTTTATATGCACCACCATTATTTAATATCTGCATATAATTTAAAACACTATCACATTCATGTGAATAAACTTTTACACCCCACTTTTTAGGATTATTAGAAGGTAACATATGTGGTTCTTGTAAATCATATGTTCTAATACCAAATAGATTTTTACCCACTCTTGCAAATCTACTATTACCCCAACCAGACTCTAACGCTGCTTGAGCAAGTAATAATTCTAAATTTACAGAATAAACATCTGTGGTATTGTGTTCAATATAATTAACACATTGTATAACATTATCTAAAAATTGTTGATTGTTAGTGTGTTCAAAATCAGGTAGTTTAGGTTCTAAAGTTTCTGCTCTAGCGTTACCTTGTTCAACATAGTAATGAAAAGTTGTAGCACAAAATGCTAAAACAAATACAGCCATTAATGTTCTAATAACTATTTTAAAGTTTGCCATCTTTGACTACCTTTCTAATATCTTTTAAAGTTTTCTTTTTATCCATTGTAACAACATACCATTTAAATCTAACCATATGTTGATTAGATGGACCAACTAGATCAATATCATACTCTCTTTGAAAAGTTAGTAAACCTTTTAGATATAATTTTACAATATCATCTAGGTTTTTTTCGTAGTGATCTTTAGGTACAGTAGGTGTTTTAAATTGACCTTTACCTTTTACTAGTAGTTTTAATATTTCTTTTTGTTTAGCATTTAATTTCATTGACAGTCCTGACCATATAAATCTTTGATTGATTTTTGTACCTCAGTTAATTTTTCTTTATCTTTACCCATAACACTTTTATATGCCACAGTATAAGCAATAAAGAAACCTATGATAGTTATAGGCACACCTATAAAAAACATTCCTATTCCGTATATTGGATCCATATTATCTTAATCTTCTTTGACTATCCATATATAAAGGACCAGTCCATTGTATTGGATAATTACCAGTAAGCACGTTACCTCTAGCAGAATTTAAAGCAGGTGCATTGTAACCAGCAGCTTTCAATATATCACCTTTTTTAAAATGTTTAAAGTCTTCTTTTACAATAAAACAAAATACGCCGTTTTCTTGTAC